TCTTGTGATTCCATTTGTCGCTTTACCTTTGCTGACCAAGAACGACCCGCATCACCGCCCCAAAGAGCCCAAGCGATCCGACCCGCTGACGGAAATCCTTTTTGATCCGGCTTCCATCCTTCGCCTTTCTTGTCCACTTCGTGACGAGCAAAGTAGCTGACCATGCGTCCGATGGTATCAGGACTAATCTCTTTGCCGTTCGACAAATCGCGAGCCCTAGCAACTCCAACAGGAGTTCCGCCGCGATTGTGTTCGCGTCTCCACTCAAGACCCTGCTTAGCTTCCTCACGCACTCCCTCAGGAGGCGTAAAGTCAATGCCGTCATACTTTGCACGCTCGATCTGTTCCGATGCGTACAATGCCGCGATCTGATCGTTGGCGTCGGCCTCGCTTGCATGGCATCCCATAAGTTGACGTTCGTCGCTTTTGAACACGCCCCAAGGCTTAGCGATCGGACAAGCTGCTGTAGTCTTTGCGTCATAAGGCATTGGCTACCTCGCTGACGACTGCTTGAGCCTCTGGAGGTGTTGCCGATGCCGATTGAGCCGCAGAGATTGCTAGCTGTTGTTCTTGTGGTGTCAACAAACCAAGCTTCTTTTTAAGTGCATTCTCTTTGGCGCGTTGGTACATGACTGCTTTCCACGATCGACCCCTTGCACCCAATTCGGTTTGGTAGTCGCTCATGAATGATTCGATCGCATCCTTCGCCGCTGCTTGCTCCGATTGAGGATCGACCCATTCCCATTCGGGTGTCATCCACTCAACAGGGGCAAAAGTGCGACGGTCACTCAGCAACTCGCTGGAGGTGGGAAACGAGGGGATAGAACTGAGTGCCGCCGCATCGAGAAAAGCATCCCAAACGGGTTGGAGCAAATGTCGGATCAAGTATTTCTGCCAACAACGGAACCGCCGACGATCTTCCAATTGGCTTGTTCGCGATGAACTGTAGGACGTTTGGCTGTAATCCCTTGCCACGGTTTCATACGAGAGCCCTGTACCGACTGCGATTTGCCGAAGGATCAATCCGATCCAAGGTTCGGCTGCGCTGTTAGGACGGCCAGGATTGAGACCAACAACATCTTCACCCGGTCGAAGATTCATGACCATTCCGGGCTCGACATGGGTAAAGCTATTGCCCGCCGAATCGGTGTTTCCGATTCCATCGGGCTCGATCAGATTCCCAAGTGGCGTATCAGTCTTGATTGCCACCGTGAAACAACTTGCCACAGCCGAAGCCTGTAGTTCGTTGTCAAGATAAGTTCCTAGGTCACGCACCGGAGTTACCACCGGAGCAAACCAAGTAACGCCCCTCGTTTGACCGATGCGATCCTGCCTGTATAGGTGCATGATCTCATTTGCCGGTACACGTTCGGGAGTGCGAGTTACTGCGTATGGTTGCAACGGGTGATCTTTGTAGATCCAGTAGGCAACCGGCCTACCAAGATCGTCAACCTCAACCCCGCGAATGATTCGATTGTCACCAGCCGGAGTTAGCCTTGCTGCATAGTTGTCCTTGTCGCCTGCAAGCCTGTCAGCTTCGATCAATTCGAGAGCCAATGGGACTGGCCGATAGATTCCTCGATAGACCTTGCCAGGCGTTCTAATGAGCCGTACAAGCACCTCACCGGCCTCGACCATTTCACGTTGGCAAATAGCCTGGATTTCGTCGAGAGTGTATTTCCCGTTGACATCGCAGACTTCCGCCCACTCCGACCAAACCTTATCGCGTTGGTCGTTAATCGTTTCGATGTCGTCTCCGCTTGGAGTCTCATACTGGCTTTGTGCTTTGATCCCGCAACCAACCACCGACGAAACGATGGTATCTACAACGCCCCATGCGTAAGCATTGTTCCGCACCAAGTCCCGAGCCCATGCCCTAAGAGTATCAGCCCCAAATGGCCCTGACAGCTCCATGTCCGCTGGATTGTTCTTTGGCTTGCGACTCGATGAGATTCTCGATGGCTCGGCACCTGTAAAAGACCTGAGCACCTTTCGAGCCTGAGCCCGTCGAAGTCCAGCCGTGGGGCTGATAGCCGTGATAACAGAATCGATAAAAGTTCCGATCATCGACGAGCCCTCGACAATCTGCCAAGAGTCACGCCACCGGAACCGCTTTCACGCTCGACCTGTTGCAGCAACATTCGCCGTTCTTCAAAGAGCGACTTGAGATCAAGCTTGGTTACTGTCCTTGAACCAATAGAATACTGCTGAGCCCCTCCGGTTAAGAGAGCCTCAATAGCTGCGTCGATGAGCGTTAACAGACTTGCCGCTGATGCCATGCACAAAGGATTGCATGGAGAGCAAACATTCTCAATAATCCTGTACCATTATCCTAGTACAGTCGAGCGAATTTACTTACCTTCCTGGCTCCAAGTGTGGTTGCAGTTCTTGCACTTGCAAAAACGGATCTTGCCCCGAGTGCAATAGACGTAGCTTGCATTGGTTCCATGCGGTCGCCTGGTTTCGCACATCGTGCAAGGTCTCGGAGTGAATTGCCGATAGATCGGCTCGATCGGTTGTTGCTCAATTGTTGCCGTTTGTTGCACCGCTTCTCCTGATTGCTTCCTGCTTTTCTTCGCCATCCTAATACCTCCGTTTTGGAATCCACCCACCTTGCCGCTGTCTTAGATTGCGTCCATGCTGATACGCCTTAGGAGCCTGCTTAACAGGCTTAGGCTGATCGCCGCTAACGTGCTTTGGATGCACCTCGATTTCACTTGGAGCTATGAGTTTGACCCCGCAGGCCTCACTAGCCGCCGCTGCCATGTATGTCGCATCGAGCCAGTGATTGTTCGAGTCCTTAACCATCCAGTAGGTCTTAGCCCCCTTGCCCTCAGTGAACTTCGTTACCAATTCTTCCGCTGCGATGTGCTGCGCGTACTGCGAATGTCGCCGTTCTTCTTCAAGTGCAAACAACGAAAGCGAACCACGCCGAAGCATATTCGACTCATCGAATGTCGGAGTCATAAACCGTTCATGCACGAACTGCTTCCAATAGCTTGTGTCCAGCTCGTAAAGCCAGACGTTTGAGGACGGAAGCTTTTGAGCGTGAAGGTTGGCCCCTGCAATCGTCGTCGAAGTAGACTTAGCCTTTCGATGGTACGGATCTTGACCCTTGCTAGGATGAAAGATCCCGCCAACCCCACGACAGAACTGGTAAGCCGCATTGGTAAACGCACCGGAATCCACGAGACAAAAATCGACCGATCGCTTCGTTCCTGTTGTGTCAATGAATTCTTTGGTTAGCAACTCATCACGAAGACTCAAGAGAGCCTGATAGATCATAGGCTCGCTGGCTTCGTGATCCATGCTTTTATCCGTCCCGTAAACCTGTTGGATGCCGTAATCGGCCACAACGCCTCCGGCCCCATGCCACCAAGAGGTTATGACCCAATGAAGGTAATACTTGCCTAAGTCGATTGCCGCTGTAAGTGCCACGGTATTTGCAGGCAACTGACGACGAACCAAACCGCTGATCCTCGACTCGACCAAGGCAGGAGTGATGCCAAGTCCCATCGGCCCGGCTTCCTCAGGTGGATCGTTGTCAATCTCGGTCGAAACCGCCTTTTGGCCTACGTCGGCAACTCGGTTGAAATAGCTTTGCACCGCTGACAACTCCATCGGCTCGCCGTCGCTGTGAGTCTTTTTGCTGTAGCTGTGTGGATTGCTGACGACAGATCCACGCTCGATGTCCTCTTGGTTGTCACGCCAGAACCGGAAAGCCTCCCGAGCGTCTGGATCGTTATCTTTGCGTCCCTTTCGCATGTCGATGTACTTCTCGATTAGATCCATCCGATCCGGCTTGGTAACGAGCTTGCGGTATCGCTTGCCCCTCCAAGATGGCTTGATCTTCGGATCGGTGTAACGATACGCAATGCACTTGCGATTTTGGATCGTGCAAAGCATGACCCGCGGGATCCGCTCTGAAGATTGACCGAGCCCAGCAATGTCTTGTTCGATCACTTCCTCGTTCTTATCGATGGTCGTTTCGCTTGCCGCCGCTTCCCTATCCTCGATGTCGTCGATAATGGCAAGCGTTGGTCGTCTGCTTCGGTACTTAGTCCCGCGGATCGCTCCATCGATCCCAAGGGAGTAAAGCACCTGGCCACACGAAGCAGGCTCGATCTCAACCGGCCAGCCTGGTAGCTGATCTCTGCCGATCGTCGGGAACACAAAGAATTCCGGCCCGATGACGATGTTGGTAGGCATTCCGCCGCAAGTCTGCATCCGTCCGCGACTTGACCAACCGCCGACAGCCTGAAACGGAATGGCGATCTCAGGGTAGTCAGCCGCGAAGATTTCATTTTGTTGGAGTTGCTCAACGATGTCCCGAACTTCCTTTTTTGCTTTGTCGGCGTTCTTTCCGATGACTACCGGAAAGGTCGATAGATGCCGGATCATCAAGTAAAGAGCCGTTAGGATTGCTAACGTCGTCTTGCCCTCGCCCCGTGGCCCTGCAATCGATTGGTCACCGCCGTAAAGAGCCGCATCGATGATTGAATGAACCATCGCCAAGCGATCCTCAGTCCATCCCTCAAAAAACTTTTCGTGGAAGTAGGTCGAGAGCCACAAAGCAGGATCGGACTCGCACTTGAGCCGACGAGCAGGATCGAGAGGTGGCGGAATGGTGATGTCGCGTTGGCTTGCTCGCTTCTTGGCCATCAAGTCGCGTTGATACAGCCGACGATCACCCTTGACCGGATCCGCCGACAATGCCGTTTTCGGATGCAAGCTTAGCAAGGTCTGCAACTGGGACAGACTTAGCGAGCTCAAGAAGTCGGAGTCTAAGCTCATTGTCCTTGGCCTCCTTTTTT